CAGGCACCTTACCAGGATGTCGAGAAGAAGATCTGGAACCAGGTCGCTCGGCAGATGCCTAAAGAGATCGCCTGGTCTGAGCTCGCTACATATGAGCAAGGCGAGGACAACACTGCAGGATCACAGACGCTGGCTTGCTCCGGTGATAGCTGTGAGATTGTGGACATATAAGAAGATGGTGTGCAGGGGCAAGACGGTATCCACTAATGCTTCCCTAATGACAGGCCGCTGGACTGCACTGACAAGCCCCTGCACTTCTACTTATATAGGCAACATGCCCATAGTTACAACATGAACAAAACATGAATAGACTTATGTCCACCCTAAGGAGAGTTTCCCCATGTAGTCTCATGAGGGACTGCCGACCAGGCATATGATATGGACTACGGACCAGGCATATGAAGCCTCTAAGGACCTGCTGTCGTCCTCTTATGTGGCAGCGCACTCAGGACTACTCAGGTGGCTCTCAGGCAGCGTCTCAGGACTACTTAGGTAGTACTTAGGTGGTACTTAGGTGGTACTTAGGTAGTACTTAAGTAGTACTTAGGTAGTACTTAGGTAGTACTTAGGTAGTACTTATGGGGTAAGCCCCGATTTGTACTGCAAAGAAATAGCCTCGTCCCATCAATTGTCAGACCGCCGATCGTCGGTCATCTAAAATGTCAACGGATACAACATCCGTTACCCTTCACCCCTAATGATATCAATAGCTTAGCTCTCTTAAGGTTCCATATCGCCCAAAAGAGGCCCCCGTGGGTCTTTTATTAGGTCGATTTGAAAAGGCCGCTAAAGGGTTTGTCGTTGTTGTTGTTGTTAGACCTCTTTCGTGAGAGCCCAAGATTTCCCATATGGAGCACTTATCATGGCACTAGAGACCGCCACCATTATCTCAGACCTCAACAGTTCGAACCCCACGTCCACTGATGGCCTCGCCCAGGCAGACGACCACATTCGACTGCTTAAGGCAGTACTGCAGAGCACGTTCCCTAACATCAATGCAGCCATGACCGCTACTGATGAAGTACTCAACGGCCTTGACGCTCGCGTCACCACCTTAGAGGGCGACAGTTCACTACCGGCACCCTCAGGCACCAAGATGCTGTTTCGCAACCCCACAGCCCCTACAGGCTGGGTCCAAGACACATCAGACAACAATAAGGCTCTTCGGGTAACCAATGCAGGAACGCTGAGCTCCGGCGGCTCCCAGTCGTTTACGACAGCCTTCGCCTCCTCACGCTCCATCACCGGATCCATGAGTGGTACTGTTGCAGGTCATACGCTGACCATCGCGCAGATACCCCCTCACACCCACTCGATTACCCTGCGTGACCCATCAGAAACCAATGTTGCGTACAACGCCGCTTCGTCTGACGATGTTGTAGTTGGCACTGACGACACAGGATCTCGCGGTGGCGGTCAATCGCACACTCACGGCTTCTCAGGAAGCATGAGCGTCAACCCGATTGATATGGATGTGCAGTACATCGATGTCATTGTGGCGACTAAGAGCTGATTAGTCATGAGATTAGAAGTAGAGAGCAACTGCCCACTAGATAAGTTTAAGCCATGCCGCCAACACAAGTGCGGGTGGTTTATCGAGGTACGCGGCACACATCCCCAGACCGGCGAGGAGATAGCCGAGTGGGGGTGTTCGATGGCAATGCTACCTGTGCTTATGATTGAGAACGGCAAGCAGTCACATCAGTCAACTGCCGCCATCGAAAGCTTTCGCAATGAGATGGTGAAGGCGAACCAAGACAATCTAAAGGTACTGGCTGACCAGTTCACGCCCCAGACCCTGAAAGACAAGTTTATAGAAGGTTAATCATTCATGGCTATATTACCCATCCGCGACCTAGGCAGTGCCGGAACGGTAACAGATGTAAGCCCATACAACCTTCCTTTGAACGCCTTTTCGCGGTCGGTAAACATCCGCTTTGATGAAGGCAAGGCTCGCCGGTCTCCGATCTTTCGGACGATGCTTCCCAGCCTCGCATTCACTCCACGCTTCTGCTTTGGTGTCGTTCCGTCCACAGGCTTTGACACTATCGTTGTCGCCTCGGACGACTACCAACTACACGAGTACGTCTCAGGCAGCATGAACAATCGTTCTGGTTCCATATCCTCGAATACAGACCCCCGCCCCTTTACGTCTACCCAGTTAGCGAATGTATCCTACGTCAATCGCCCAGACAAAGTACCCAGCTTCCGAGGCCCTGGCGGCACTAACTTTGCTGCATTAAACAACTGGCCTAGCAACTACCGCTGTGTGTCGCTGCGGTCGTTTGGTGACGTTCTGATTGCCTTGAACACCACAGAGGGTCCAACCTCGTTTCCTACGCGGGTGCGCTTTTCAGACATTACATTGTCGAACACCGTCCCGACTACCTGGGACGAAAGCGACACCACCGCCTCAGCAGGTTTTAACGACCTCGTGCAAATGGATACACCCATTGTCGATGGCGGCACCCTCGGTTCCAACTTCGTAATCTACAGCTCCACGCAAGTTTGGCTGATGGAGTTTACCGGCGGCACATTCTTGTACAACTTCCGTAAGCTTTACACTGACTGCGGTTTGATTAACCAGAACTGCTACGCAGAAGTTGACGGAAAGCATTTCGTTTTTGGCCCTCGGGACATCTACGTTCATGACGCTACATCCAAGCAGTCTATATGCGACGAGCGCGTTAAGCAGTTCATCTACCAAGGCCTCAACGCCTCCAAAGCTGACAGGTGCTTCGTACACCACAGCTCAGAGCTAAACTTGATTTACTTCTGCTATGTGTCAGGTGATGACCTTGTCGGCTTCCCTAATACAGACCGGTGTAACCGAGCTGCAGTATATAATTATAAGAATAATACCTGGTCGTTTGCTGACCTGCCTGATGTTGCTGCGGCAAGCCTGGCTAACGTCAACACAGTAGAAACCTACGGCACTGCCTCCGGCCTAACCTACAACACTGTAGGCGGCTCGTATTACGACCAGGAAGACAGCTTTGCTCGTCACTCTGTGTTTGTGGGGCCCAGCAGCTCTGCCAACGGAATTACAAGTAACAAGATCTACGTCATGGATTTGGCGGATGATGGTCAGGTGTCGTTTAGCTATGATACCGAGGCTAACAAACCTGCCATGTTAGAGCGTGTAGGCATTGACCTGGATGAGGCTCAGAACGAGCTGAGAGGCTATAAGAACATTAGCCGCATCTACCCTCAGGCTATGACAAAGAACACTGACAACACGACTTTGTCGTTTCAGTTCGGGGCTGCGGATGTACCCAACGAGACACCCAACTACGACAACGCAGTCACCTTCGATCTCAACCTTGACTACAAGATCGACACCCGAGCTGCCGGTCGATACCTGAGTTATAAGATCACAGTCGCTGATCAGAAAGACTTTGAGTTTAGTGGTTTTGATTTGGAAGTAACCGCCACCGGACGGAGGTAGTACGATATGGCTATCAATGAAAAGCAAGACTTGATCGTCAATAACTACACTCGTGGGCAATACCCAGTCCTCAGCGAAGATGATGCTCGGCGTTATATACAAGACGAGCTGCAGCGTATTGAGGTGTTTTCGCGCCAAGCCGCTGAGGCTTCAATCCAAGTGGCTGACCAAGCCCCCGCTAACCCACTTAAGGGCATGGTGCGTTACGCCATAAGTCCTTGGGACCCATTAGGAAACGGCACAACCGGCCTAATGGTTTACAACGGCACCTCGTGGGTCGCCGTGTAGACCGCCTGGCACCGGCTTTAGCCCTTGGAGATGAGTACAGATCATTTCTCAAGCACAAGGCCGACCAGGGAGCCTTCCGAGATGCGCTTATGCGCTTCCAGGGGGCAGTAGAAGAGAGCGACGACCGTCTAGGGCACAACGCAATGGCTGCGATGGTGCCTGTAACGCATGATTTTGCGGATGGTCAGTACATAAGACAAATGGACATGGCGGCTGGCACAATTGTTGTCGGCCATATCCACGCCAGAAACCACCCGTACTTCATTACCAAGGGTGATTTGTCGATAATAACAGAACAAGACGGAGAGCAGCGGATACAGGCCCCTCACAACGGCATAACTTTGGCCGGAACTAAGCGCATCTTATACGCGCATGAGGACAGCACTCTGATTACGGTGCATCGAACCGACAATCTTGACGTTAATGAGATTGAACGTGAGGTCCTGGCTAAGAGCTTCGACGATCTTGAGCTCACTCCCATGCAAACCGAGCACATAGAGGCTCTCATAAATAAAATCGGAGAAAGCAAATGAGTTTTGCAATTACAGCAGCAGTAGTAGGCGGCGCAGTCTCTTATGCTGGAGCAAGCAAGCAAGCAGATGCCGCAGATGCAGCCTCAAAACGCCAAATGGCTGGCTTTAACATGTCCAAACCTTATGTCGAAGCAATGTACAAAGGATCTCAGGATCAGCTCCAGCGCGTTAGAGACATAGGTAACTACCAAGGCCAAACACTGGCTGGCTTTAACCCCTATTCACAGCAGGGGTTTAATTACTTAGGTAACACCGCTCAACAATCCATGGATCAGCCTGGTAACATGATGCGTACAGCAGGAGGCTTCGCTGACAACGCCGCTAGCTTGTATAATCAAGCTGCAAACGGTCAGACGCTAGCCAACGCAACTGCATATGCCACCAACCCTGCCAACTATGGTTCTCTTTTGGATGCAGCAATGCGCGATGACACGCGCAGACTGCAAGAGCAGACGCTGCCCGGTATCAACCAGTCTGCCATGGCTAGCAATAACGTCAATGGCTCTCGCGCGGGTGTTGCTGATGCAATCGCTCTTCGCTCTTACGATGATCGTCGGGCTGATGTTGGGGCTAACATTCAGCAGCAACTAATGGATCGCAGCATTCAACAGCAGAACCAAGATTATTCTAATGCAGTCTCAGCTAACAACAACCTGGCATCGATTTACGGCAATGCATTCGGTATGCAAGGTCAAATCGGCGACCGCATGACGGGTGCAGGTTCTGCACTACAGGCGCGTGAAGCTGCTGAGCTCCAAGACGAAAGAAACCGCTTTGAGCAGCTCCGTGATTATGAAATGGATCAGTATATCAAATACAATGCTGGCATCTTGAACAACGCACAGATGCAATCACCTCAGAACCCTGTCGTTAACACTGTTGACCCGACTGCTGCTGCACTTGGCGGCGCAATGTCTGCCTATGGTTTGGCTGGTGGTTTCAATCCGAAACCTGCCCCTGGAGCTGGAATGGCTTCATCCTACTACGGTCCAAGCTTCGGTAATTTATCACAGAACCAGCAAAACACGCTGACCACTCAAGGTGAGTTCGGTGGAATGAGCTGGTCTGACCCATTTGGAGGTAACTAAGATGGCAATCCAATTCATGCCCATGTTTGGTAGCCTTGCAAAAGGCATAGGCCTCTTCGGCGCGGGTAGCGCAGGTCTCTACGGTGCCGCGCAAGGCATTGGAGCTCTTTCGAGAGGACCAGAACAACAATCCTCTAATGTCCCACCAGCTTTGCAGCCAGGTTTGGCACCTTCAATGCCTATGTTAACCGGCCCATCGTCAATGGCTCGCTACGGTGTGCCTATGGCCCCAGTGCCGCCGAAGCAAAACATCGGAACTAACGAGATGCTTGCACGAGCTGGCGGTGCGATTATGTCGAATGCCTCAAAGGGAGGCCCTGCTGCTTATGGTGCAGGTCTCGAAGCCTATGGCTCAATGATGGACCAAAACCGCGAGCTGGAGCGGCAAAGTGCTGTCGATCAGTACAACGCAGCCGCAGCTCAGCAATCGGCTTTATCTAAAATGCCGCAATCTGTCGCCCCTATGGATGCAGGATACACGACTGCAGCCTTGACAGCTCTTGAGAAGATTGAAACCTCTTATGACTACGCTGAAAGCACAATGAACCCGCTCGATGACGTAGCAGGGTTTTGGGGCACAGTGATGAAGCACTTTCCTGGTTCTAACGCTAGCGATGTAAAGTCTTCAATTCAGACTGTCGTTTCGTCAGTTGGTTTCGACCGATTGCAAGCCATGCGTGATGCTTCTCCTACTGGCGGCGCATTGGGTCAGGTATCTGAGCGTGAGCTAAGTCAGCTCAACGCCTCTATCGCTAACTTAGAGCAGTCTCAGGGTGGGCCACAGTTTAGAGACAATGTCAGGATCGTAAAAGCACAGCTTCAGCGTACAATCTACTTTATGAACCTGCGCGTTCAGCAGTACAACAACGAGATCAGGGGAATAGCTCCCTCGTCTAATGCGACCCCTAGTCAATTGTACGCCGCGTACAGCCAATCAATTGGTGGCGGCTCTGCACAACCGGCGCAGCCTCAACAAGCTGCCCCTGCACAACAGCCAGCTCCTGCAGGGACACCTGCGCCAGCTCCTCAGCCTGCGCCTATTACTAATCTGGCACCTGCAGCTCCTGCAGCTCCTGCAGCTCCCCAGCAGCAGCCTCCAACTCTGACGACTCAAGGCGGTGTCCAGTACCGCCCACTCCCTCAGTAGCCCTAATACTTTTCATCACTCCAAGAGCGAGGTGCTTATAGATGGCAATCTATGAGATCAATGGTGCTCGTTATGAAATTGACGATACCAATCTAAACCAACAACAGCTCGAAGCTGCTGTCGAAGAGATCGCAGCCCAACCCCGTGACAGTGCTTTTGACTATGGTACGGATATGGCCCAGATGGTGGGATATAAAGGTTTTGAAGTTTCAGGCAAGAAACTGCAAGACTTCGGCCTCGACACTGTAGGATCCGCGTTGCAGGGCTTTGGAGCTCGTGGAGTAGCTCAGCAGGAGGAAGACATCGCTCGCGGAGGTTTCCAAGAGCAGTACACAGGATCGTTCTTTGAACAAGATAGTATTGGCGATGCCGCCGGATGGATCTTTGAAGGTATGCAGAAGAATGCACCTCAAATGGGTTTCGCCTTGGCAGGTACCGCCGCCGCTGCCGTAGCTGGGCTTGTTAGCGCACCGGCAGCGTTGCTTTTGGGGGGCACAACCTACGCTGGTTCCTTCTTAATGGGGACGGGTGAAAGCGCGTTTGAACAAGAAGAAAAGACAGGAAACTACGACAGCTCTGTTGCCCTGGGCACAGGTGCCTTGATTGGTTTCTTAGATCGGTTAGGTGCCGGTCGCGTGTTTAGCCCTAGCGAGCTGGGCAAGATGTCAGTCAAAGAGCTTTACGAAAAGCTAGCCAAGAAAGGCTACACCGAGGCAGCTCAAGAAGTTGCAAAAGAGATCGGCAAGAAGGCCGTAGCTGAGGGCGTAACCGAAGCAACACAAGAAGCTGCAATCATAGGCTCTGCTGCCACCCAGGGCGGTCAGTATACAGCAGGTGAAGTAGGCAACCGCCTAGTCGATGCCGCTGTGCTGGGTACCGGCTTCGGTGGAACTGCCGCAACAGCTCAGACGACTGTGCAAGGTGCTGCTCAGGCTGCTGGCTTTGCCAAGTCTTCTACACAGCGTCAAGCTGATACACTTTCTAACGCCGCAGCGACTATGCTTGAGCGCGGTATGGATACCGACGATCAGGCGATGATTGATAAGGCTAACGAAGCTGGCTTTGCAATTGAGTCAGCCAAGAATGGTGATTTAGCTCCGCTGAAGAAGCTTGCTGTAGAAGAACAAGAAAACAACGACCCGTCCGAATTAGCTAAAGCAAGCTTTGCTCAGCGTCTGCAGGGCATCATTGATGACGAGTCAGCAAGTGACCAGCCGTTTGATGTCGAGAACATTGATGTAAATGATGCTCAAAGTGCTCGCGGTATTGTGGACGCGGCGCACGGATCGATTAAGGAAGGCATTAACAACTTAAAAGCAATCCTGAAAGAAGGTGGCACTCTGGGTGATGGCACTTCGTATGCTGGCCTGAACCCTCAAAACGCTAAGACCTTTGACGAGCTGATGCAGCGCGTCGAGGCGATGGTTGGCGTTAATATGGCAAAGAATAAAGTCAAGAAGACCATTACTGAGAAGCAGGTCGGAAAGATCAAAGAGCTTGTCGGAGACACCCAAGAGGGTCAGCAGCTCGTTAACCTAATTCGCGAAAGCGTTGTCCTGACCGACTTACACAATCAGGGTTACCAAGGCGGTCTTAGTAAAATCACAGACAAGCTAAACCCATTTGCCCCAACCGGCTCCTACAACACTTCAGCACTCGTTCAAGCTTCAGTCCGTGCGGGTGTAACAGGTGCCGCTGCAGCAGGTACAGGCGGCATGAGTTTGGCAATCCAGCTTCCTATCGTCGGTTTCGGTCGTTTGTATGATGCCCTAGGTGGTGACCGCAGCACTGTGTCATCGTTTATCCGCGACAACAAAGATGGCGATGCTCTACCGGAACCAACGCCTCCTAGTATTGTTGCAGACCAAGCCGCAGCCCAGCAGCGCGATCAGGAATTAGCTGCGCTCTTTCAGCCAGTCCTCGACGAACAATCAGAAACGTCAGGCGGCGGCGAGGCGGCTGCTATATCTACGGCAAGTCAGAACCTGGGCGGTTACCCAGTAACTAGAGAACACTTTCAGCAAGCAATCGACAACCTGATGAAAAGGTTTCCTCAGGGTCGAAAAGATCTTCAGGCTGTTAAGGATAGAAAGGCTGGGGATTTTATTCCTAAGCCAATTCAATTTGCAATTACCCAGCAGATACAGGAAGACCTGCGTCCTTTGGTAACCGAAGCCTTTAAGCTGCAACAAGAAGCCAACAGGGCAACTGTTGATGCACAGCGTGACAAGCGCATCGAGCAAGGCAAAGCCGACAACCGCGCAGCAGTGCAAAATCTCCTCGATCAGCTCAACGCTGACAACGTGATTAACAAAGGCCACAAGGCGCAGCTCCAAAGTGCTTTGTCAGGTACCTTCCTGCGTGACCTCGGTCGCAACCCAATGGCGACTGTCGAGAACACCATCAAGGATCTGCAGGACAATGGTGTACCGCAAGAAGCGATCGACACCTACATCATGCCCTACGTCCAGCGCGTTGCACGTCAGCAGGACTCACGCCCTCAAGAGTTTACTGAGGAAAGCAGTGTTTTAGATCCTTTGGATTTAGGTGATGAGATCGATGCAACAATCCTAGACATTTACCCAGACGACGATAACGCCCAGGCACCTTATAAAGCCAAGAGCCTAAGAGACGCAGCGGAGTGGTTGTTCGATAACCTGTATGTACCGCATTATGGTACACGAGAGCCTCTCGCATACACGCCGGAGAACAAAGAGAAGATTGCGCGTAAGATGGCTGCAGAAGCCATGCGAGCTCTTGAGTCGGATAACAACGCTATCGGCTGGTATGACCGCACCCTGCGCCGCGCTAAAGCAGTTCTCGGTTTGATTGAGCCGCTGGCTGTGCAAAGCAACAACCCTGACACGCTAACAGCATTCAATGTTGCACTGGCTGCCACTTCTAACGGCACAGCAGTTACAGACAACTTTGAGTACGCTGTTGAAGCGTTCCGCTTTTACAAAGAGAACGACAGGTTCCCTGTAAGAGAGTGGAACAAGGGCGGTGAGCGGCGTAAAGCAATGCGCGATGCCTTCGCTTTCTTTAACGCTTATCAGAAAGCTCGAGACACGGGTAAGTTTGATACACCGATCGGTGAGTTCCTGTCGAAACAGTTTACTGTTAAAGAGCTTGAGACCTTCATCGCGGCCTTCAACGATCGTCACAATACAGACATCAAGGTGCCTAGCTCAGAAGGCAAGAGCGTCTTAGTTAACGGAAGTTACATCATGGGCCCGAAGATCGGCCAAGGTTTCTATCAGAACCTAACAGGCAACTTTGATCCGCTGACGACAGACATATGGTGGATGCGTATGTGGAACCGCATGGTCGGTCGCCCATTTGCTACACCAATGACTGATGCGAAGATGCAGGAAAACAGAGATAAGATTGCCTCTGAAATGAAAGCTGCAAAAGGCGATAACAAGCAGGTCATCAATGAAGCTCTCAAGGCAACAGGCGAGACCCGTAAAGGTTTGTACACAGACCCTGAGCGTTTCGACGCATTTATCGGAGCTTTGGATAAAGCTTGGCAGCGTTACTATAAACAGTACCAGAAAGAGAACGGGAAGAACCCTGAGAAGCCTCAACTGTTTAAGTCAACAGGTACTCACGTTAAGAACATGGGGCCACAGCTCCAAGAACAGCCCAAGAATACCAGCGAGCGTGTATTTATCCGAGACACTGTAAATCGGGTTAAAGAATTACTATCTCAACAAGGTATCGACATCGAGACCGCTGACTTCCAAGCCCTGATGTGGTATCCAGAGAAACGCCTGTTTAGATCGTTAGGTGTTAAGGGCGGTCGTGGTGAAGATAATGACTACCTAGATGCAGCTCGTATCTTGGCAGAGAAAGAAGGTATTTCGAATGACAAAATCGAAGAAGCACTCGCCGCAACAGACCGAGGACCGGACGGAAACGATCTTGGGCCAGGTACCGGAGGGCAACCTGGAGGACCTAATAGTGGGCCTGGTAGACTTAGCCAATTCACGGACAGCTCCCAGCAGTCCGAGCTCCCAGGAATCCTCACCGAGCCGCAGGGAAGTACCCAACCCGCCGAGCCTGTTCAAGAAGCAGTAGTACCTACTACTCGCCAAATAGCAGCTCAAGAAGACAACGCTAAGCCTCTCTTTGAAGTAGGAAAACGCGGCGGTGAGTTCCAGAACGGTATTAACAAAATCGAAGACCTACAGCGTTTAGCTAAGGCTCTTGGTATTGTCGTTAAGACCTTCCAGTCTATGGCGGCGATGAACCGTGATCGTGGGTCTAACGGCAAGTCTGGTAGAACGACTATGGGCGTAGCTACGATTGCACATCGCGGCGCACAACCTCCTAAAATCTCCATTATGGAGCCAGGATTTCCACGGCGGGGCAAAAACAACAATTACCCCGTACAAACTAAAGAAGACTTTATTACAACATTTGCTCATGAAATTGCCCATATACTAGAGGCACTGAACATGAGCACGGCAACACCGGAGGCGGCTCTACAGTTTTACGAGCCAAATGCACGAAGAAGTCCAATTGCGACTGACCAGTATTGGGTCAATAGCGGCTCGTTCCGCGAGGCTCTTCTCGATCTAGTTCGCTATGCTCACGGAGAGGGTGACAAGTATGGTTTGCCGGAGGGATGGACACAAGAGGACGCTAAGCTCGTCGAAGAAGAAATAAAGTTTCTTCAAGACTACGCTATGGTCAATGTTGACATAGGCGATGGCAGAAGTGTTACCTCCTTTGTTCGCGGCCCATACGGTGCCGACCCCGAGGCCTTTGTAGAGGCTTCTTTGGAGAAGTACCGTGAGGCTAGGAAACAGTTTATTAAAGACGGTATTGATCCCAACAGGATAGTCAGTGAAGCTGAGTATGCTTCCGAGGCGCGTCGAAGAGCAACGCAAGCTCGAGACAGTTACATCCGTAACCCAGCCGAGTTTGCTGTAGATCCGATCTGGACGTACATAGTCGATCCTGCTTTTGCACGAGACACTATGCCTAAGACGACTGAGTTCATCCGTAAGCTCTTAAACAATAGCGGCTTTAGTAGGAACACAATCAAGTTCTATTCATCGCCTATGGCAACAATAATGGCTGTCGCTTTGGCAGTACTCGCAGCCAATGGCGGCGAAGAACCAGAAGAGCAGCCTATCCCACCAGGCGCGTTGTCGCCTCAAGGGCAGGGGGCTCTCTCAATCATCTAAAGCAAAAGGAAACACCATGTCTAAAAAGGTTTTAGCTGTGCTGGCTGCTGGCTTAATGCTGTCTGCTTGCACTCATATTATCCCTAAAGAATGGCAAGCTCCTACTGTTGAAGAAAGAGGGCTGCAGTGGGCTAAAAGGCTTTGTACGCAATTTGGTCATACGCCTGGTCAGGTGCTTACTCAATGCATCGAGGATAGATACGACCAGTATCTACTTGATCACCAACGATGAGTAAAAAGAAATACCCTCAGCGAGCTCCGAAACGTAACTACTTTGCCGAGTTAAGTAAGACCGCTGAGGGCCGCGCTAAACGTGCGGAGTGGGCTAAACAGCCACGCAAGAACCCTGGTAGACCGGCCGGTGTCCCTCATGGTTACACCAAAGAGACCATTGAGCCGATCCGAGCAAAAGCCAAACAAGAAGCAGAAAGGTTTGTACAGATCATGTCAGACAACGGCGAAGCCCCAGAAGATGATTTCGCTAAAGAAGCCCTCAAGACAGCAGTCGAGGTAATGCGCGTTCCTGGTGAAACCAGGGAGCGTCTTGCGGCGGCTAGGCTTGTCTTGGACTTCACCAAGCAGAAACCAGCATCAAAGTCCGATGTAACTATCGGCAAAGCAGAAGGCTTTTTAGAAGGCCTACTGGAACAGGAAGAAGAGAGCACCACAGATGGAACAAAAGCTGCAGCAGATACGGAAGAAGCTATACACTAACTTCCCCTACTACGCTAACGCAGCTCTAAAGATCCGTACTAAGCAAGGTGACATCACACCGCTTAAGCTCAACCAAGCACAGGAGATACTCGACAAAGCAGTTCAAGCTCAGCTCGATACTGAAGGTAAGATCCGAGTAATCATTCTGAAGGCCCGGCAGCAGGGTCTGTCCACCTACACTGGTGGCTACCTCTATTATTCAGTGTCGCAGCAGAAAGCGCGAAAAGCGATGGTTGTTACACACCACGCTGATAGCACTCGCGCTTTGTTCGATATGACCAAGAGGTTCCACGAGCATTGCCCTGAGATACTGAAACCCCACACTAAGTACTCAAGTAGACGAGAGCTGTCGTTCGATATACTTGACTCATCTTTCGTTGTTGCAACGGCGGGTGGCGACAGTGTCGGTCGCGGCGAAACGCTTACACACTGCCATGCTAGTGAATTGGCATTCTGGCCTAAGTCTAATGCTGAAGAGGTTTGGAACGGCTTGCTACAAGCGGTACCGAATGCTCCTGGTACTGCTGTTTTCGTTGAAAGCACTGCTAATGGTGTTAGTGGTATTTTCTATAATCTATGGCGAGGAGCTGTAGAGGGCAAGAATGGTTTCGTGCCGGTCTTCATACCTTGGTATGCGGATCCGACATATCGAGAGCCAGTGCCTGACAAGTTTGAGCGGACCCCCGACGAAACTGATCTCGCCGATCTTTATGATCTGGATGACGAGCAGTTAATGTTTCGTCGCCGGAAAGTAGCTCAGAACGGGCTCGATCTGTTTAAGCAGGAATACCCCAGCGAACCTGAGGAAGCTTTCCTGACAACAGGTAGGCCCGTGTTTAATCTTGAGAAGCTACAAGAGCAAATAAAGAAAACTCGAGATGTTGAAGAGCGTCTTGCTTTGGAAGGCGAAGACTTCGTCGAGCACATGCGAGGCGAGCTTACGACATATAGAAAGCACGACCCAGGCGAGCAGTACATTATCGGTGCTGACGTTGCCATGGGTGTTAGCCGGGGTGACTACTCAGTCGCCCAAGTCTTAGACAGTAAAAAGCGACAGGTCGCCACTTGGCGCGGCAGGGTTCACCCTGACTACTTTGCTGATGTACTGCGAGCACTCGGTTACTACTACAACGAGGCTAGGATTATCGTCGAGAATAATGGTCACGGCATCTTGACGTGTACACGACTAGGTAAGGACTACGCTTACCCTAACTTCTACACGGAAGTGCAGGTCGATAAGATCACCGACAAAGAGACAATCAAGCTTGGCTTCTCAACCACCGCAAGAACCAAGCCACTTATTATTGACCAGCTTCGAGCTTCTCTAAGAGAAGGCGAGCTAGAGATAAACGACAAAACAACACTTAGAGAAATGCTTACTTACATCGTCACAGACAGTGGTTCGATGGAAGCGGAGCCAGGCTGCTTTGATGATTGTGTGATGTCAATGGCACTAGCCAATCACATACATGAAGGCGCTTGGGATCCAATCGATTCAACCGATGATTTTTACGAGGATATGGTCTAACAATGGCAGACATCAAATCATATAGTGAAATGTCCGACGCAGAGATCACTAAGATCGTTGAGACAAACATCCGCCGCAGCGTGGGTTACTACGACAGCGAGATCTCAACTGAACGCCGCAGAGTTATCGAGTATTACAACGGCAAGCTACCGAAAGCACCTGAAGGCAAAAGCAAGTATGTGTCTATGGATGTATACGACAGCGTCGAAGGTCTAAAGGCCAGCTTGCTAGAGACGTTTGCTGCTGGTAACCGCATTGTAAAGTTTGCGCCGCAAGGTCCAGAAGACGTAGCTAAGGCAGAAGTATGCAGTGCCTATACAGACTATGTCTGCTTCCGTCAGAACGATTTGTACTCCGTTATGAGCTCAGTAATCCACGATGGTCTCACAGCGCGAGCCGGTGTTGCCAAAGTCTACTTTGAAACAAGTGAAGAGCAAGAAGAGCAAGAGTTTAGCAATCTTACCCAAGACGAGCTGGACATGCTCTTGGCTGACGATGGTGTCGAGCTTGGTGACAGCGATACAGATGACTTCGGTCTTATCAGCGGTAACGTATATGTCACCCGTGACACCAGTCAGGTTAAGATTGAAAACATTGCGCCGGAAGAGTTTCTAATCGAGCCTCAAGCTCGTGCGCTGCATCCTGACTTTATTAACTTCTGTGCCCATCGCACTCGCAAGACACTCAGCGAGCTGCGCGACATGGGTTATGACGAAGACAAGATTAGTAAGCTTAGCGATGCCGATGGTGTCGAGATGGAAACAGACCCTGAAATCCTAGCTCGTCACGAAGGCACCGGCTCCGACCGAGGATTTAGTGCCGAAGGCTACCAAGACCAAGTACGCCAGGTAATGTGCTATGAGGCTTACATCCAACTTGACAAAGAAGGCACCGGAACAGCTCGTCTATACCGCGCCTTTATGGCTGGCACTACGCTGCTCGATTGTGAGCTGGCAGACCGCATTCCGTTTATCGCCTTTGTGCCGATCCCGATCCCTCACGCTTTCTTCGGTTCCAACTTCGCTGAGAAGCTTGTCGCCACGCAGAATGCTCGCACGGTACTTACGCGCTCCATCCTAGACCACGCTGCGATTACCAACGCGCCTCGCTACATGGTGACAAAAGGCGGTCTGACCAACCCGCGTGAATTGATTGACAACCGTGTAGGCGGCTTAGTTAATGTGACGCGGCCCGATGCTATTCAGCCGATGCCGCAAGCACCTCTTAACCCGTTTATCTTCCAAACCATTAAGATGCTGGACGAGGACAAAGAGGACACCTCAGGTGTGTCACGTTTGAGCCAAGGCACGAACAAAGATGCTGTAAGTAAACAGAACAGCAGTGCGATGATTGAGCAGTTGGCCTCTATGAGCCAGACCCGTCAGAAGATTATCGCTCGCAACTTTGCCAACCAGTTTATCAAGCCGCTCTTCCACGAGGTGTATCGCCTTTGCGTCGAGAACGAGGACTACGAGAAGATTATTCAAGTGGCCGGAGACTTCATTGCGGTAACACCAGGCGACTGGGAGCAAAAGCGCGATGTCATGGTCGAGTTGAAACTCGGATACGGAGAAGCTGACAAAGAAGCTCAGAAGCTTGCAAACCTGCACGTCACGCTTAGCCAAGACCCAACACTTTCACAGTTATACAAGCCTGAGAACGCTTACGCGCTCATGCGTGATGCAATGCGTCACCAAGGCATCCTAAATGTCGAGGAGTACTTAACGCCTCCCGATCAGATACCACCTCCGCAGCCTGATCCTAACGCGGATATGCAAATGCAGATGGTGGCTAAACAGCTCGAGATCCAAGATCGTCAAGTTTCGATCAGTGAGCAGAAGGCAGCTTTGGAAGCCCAAATCTCCCAAGCCAAATTGGAGCTCGACAGAATGAAAGCACAGAACGAGCTGGCAATCCGTTCGGATAGTCAAGACCTCAAAGAGGAGCAGTTCTTGCACAAACAGCGGATAGACCAAGCCGAGCTACAGCTCGCCCGTCTAAAGCAAAACTAAGGAAAGCAAATGAGCACTACCAACCAAGAAGAGCAAATGATCCATCTCGGTGACCTCGCTGAGCAGTTAATACAAAGCGAGGCATTCTCCGAAACGATCAATTCATTAGTGGAAGCTACGTTTCAAGCATTCGTCAACACTGCACCCGAGCAGGATGAAGAACGCCAACGTGCCTACACGCATTACCGTGCAATCGTCGATATCACTAATACGCTGCGCCAGCGCGTAAGCATTCGTGATGAAATCAACGCAAAGCATGACGGTGACAACAACCAAACAGACGAAGAGGAAAGCTGAGACCATGTCAAACAACGTCCCAGATAATACTCGAACAAATATCCCGCTGTCTGTCGATGACGCGGCGGATGCACTCTTGGCTCGCTGGACTGACGCTGATGAAAATCAGCCATCAGAAAGCGATGTTCCAGAGGCAACAGAATCGGAACCCACCCCCGAGACTAATGGTTCCGATCTGGTCGATGAGCAAGATACCGAAGTCGAACTAGACGACGATCAAGATCTTGAAGGCCCTGAAGAAGAGGAGCTCGACGAAGACGACTACGAAGATGAAGATGATCAAGAAGAAGAAGAGACAGAGGAAGAGGCCGAAGAAGCCCGTAAACTGTCCGAAGATGATCTCGTCCCAGTAACTGTTGACGGAGAGACCCATCAGGTACCTGCCAAGAAGCTTGCGCGTCTTTATGGACAAGAGGCCTCGCTCACCCGAAAGTCTCAAGAACTAGCTACCCAGCGTAAAGCTGCAGAAGAGGCAGTGGGTAAAACCAATGCAGTTATGCAGCGTATGCTTGAGAAGGCTGAAGAGGCATATAAGCCTTATGCCGAGGTCGATATGTTGGTCGCATCTAAGACCATGAACGACTCGGACTTTACGCAATTGCGTAAGGAAGCCCAACAAGCAGAGGAGCAACTTAAGTTCCTTCGTGAAGAAGCCGACACCTACTACTCATCAATGCGGTCTGAGCAAGACAAGCTTCTGCAGGAGCAAGCCCAGACAGCAGTGAAGGTACTGCAAGAGGCAGTGCCGGAGTGGTCCAACGAGCTCTACAATGACATCCGCACTTATGCGGTTACCCAGGGCTTGCCGGAAGAACAGGTGAACATGATTGTCGATCCTAACTCGATCATGATCTTGAACAAAGCGCGTCTTTACGACCAGGGCAAAAGAGTTGCCTCCGTCAAACGTAAGAAAGCATCAACAAAGAAAACTATGCGGTCGCAGAAAGCCCCGCCTAGCTCAAAGCAGTTGAAAACAGAGAAGCTTGCTAAGTCCCGTGCCAAGTTGCACGAGCGCGGCAGCGACATTGATGACATTGCAGATGCACTTATGGCTCGCTGGGAAGAGTAAAACCCCCGCTGAAACATTGAAAGGAATAAAACAATGGCAGCATATACCACTTACGACCAAGTAGGTCTGGCAGAGTCGGTTGAGGACGTAATCCACGACATTACGCCTACTGATTGCCCATTCTACAGCCTCATCAAGAACGAGAAAGTAAACGCTCGTACATTTGAATGGATTGAGGATTCGCTTTCCGCGGCAGCCGACAACGCCCAACTAGAGGGTTTCACGGCAACTGACGGAACACTGACTACTCCTTCGACCCGCTCGAACACGACCCAAATCATGACCAAAGTATTCAACGTCACAGCAACCGCTGATGCCGTTAAGACTTACGGTCGTGCTAAAGAGACTGCGTACCAGCTTGGTAAAGCTCTGAAAGAGATTAAGCGCGACTATGAACGCGCCATGATCGGCGTAGACAACGCTGCTGTGACAGGCAACGGATCTACTGCCCGTGAAATGGCTTCTGTTTCGCAACAGATCTCAACAACGGTTGATGCCGGTTCAGGTTCTACTGATCCGCTCACTGAAGCTAAGCTTCTCGAGCTGGGTCAGGATTGCTATGACAACGGTTCCGACCCAAGCATCCTCATGATTAAACCTGCCGACGCTACTATTGTAGCTGGCTTTGCAGCCGCCTCAGGCCGCAATCGTGAGTTCGCTCAAAGCCGCGAGCTGGTCAACGTAATTGACCTGTACGTCTCGCCATTCGGTGAGTACCGCGTTGTACTCAACCGCCACCAGCTCAGCACCAATGCGTTCCTCATCGATCCGTCGATGTTCCGCACTGTGTCTCTGCGCCCGTTCACTCGCACTCTGCTTGCTAAGCAAGGCGACAGCGACCGTCACATGGTCACTGGTGAAGTATCTGTCAAGCACAGCAACTTCGCTGACTCGGGCATGATCACAGGCCTTTCCTAGGCCTTTGGTGATTAGCTGATTGGGAACCCAGGGGTTTGCAGGTTTCTGCTCTCCTTACTGCTGCCCCTGGGGGACCTTCCAACGACATACGAAAGGAAGCATTTATGTCTGACACAAAAGACACGAAATCGTATCACGACATTAAAGAGGAACTGATCCAAGACGGTGATCGCGTTACTCGTAAGAAGTCACAAGTCATTCCACAAAGCTTTATCCAAGATCTACGCAATCAACGCTTTGCCAGCTCGCACACGCGAGAGGGCGAAAACCAGCGTCTCGCATCGATCCCTGTAGCAGTTCACGAGAAGTGGCTGCGTGAAGGCTTTGATCTATTCCAACATTCTCACAAGGATGTACTGAAGCGTTTAAGAGCTGAAAACCTCGACGCATTTATCACAACGAACAAGCAGGTGTAACTATGGGTTTATACGCAAACATCCACGCAAAGAAGAAACGCATTAAAGCCGGATCGGGCGAAACAATGCGGAAGGCGGGTTCCAAAGGCGCACCGAAAGCTTCTGCTTTTAAAAAGGCCGCTAAGACCGCCAAGAAGAAGCCAGCTAAGAAGCGCAGCGGATATGCCTAATTGCGACACATATTATGCTCGGTTCTTTCGTGACTTTCGCGGCGCATACATCTGGGCATCCGAGCTCGGCGAAGGCAAAGGCAAGTCCTTTAGCTTTGACGTGAAGTGGGACAGCGAGGCATTGGCTTGGAAGGCCTCAGCCCGATGGACAATACCGACATCCAATAGAGAGGATTAATCGCAATGAATTACGGCGATCTTAAAACGCATTTTAATGAAGTGCTGAACCGCAGCGATATCAGCACAGTACTAACTGAGCGTTTTATCGACCAGGGCTTGGCGCGTATCCAGCGCAGCCTCCGAGTGCCTTTTATGGAGAAGCAGCGGAAGTACACGATCAGCAGCTCGACCCCACACATCACGCTGCCGAATGATTTCTTAGAAACCCGCGACCTCTATCACAGCTCCGGCACGACACTTGAGCGCGTTAGCATGGAAACAATGCAAGCCCTTAAAGCGAACAGCTTAGTCGGTAATCCAACCAAGTACGCTCGAGAGCAAGCCTCATTGCTCCTGTACCCGCAGCCTGGCGATGGCACGGTGACACTTAATTACTATGGCGAGCTCGAAGCGTTTGTGTCGGATAGCACTGAGACAACAATCACGAAAGTGGCACCTGACTTGGTGATCTATGCCGGTCTAACCTTCGCAGCCGATTTCTATCTTGATGAGCGCAGCCCACTGTTCGAGGCAAAATACAAAGCCTTCCTCGAGGAGCTGCAAGAGCAGTCTAACGACCAAGAGCTGAACGGCGGCACCCAAAGCATTTCACTAGCCTTTACATATGACGAGGAGTAACCGGTATGGCGAACAGTAGTTTCTTCAAAGATGGAGGCAGTGGCTCAGGAACCTTTCAGACGATCGAAACAAAGATCGCTGAAGCTGAGGCAGCAAAGGTAGCAGCCGAAGCTGCTCAGGTAGCAGCCGAGCAAGCTGAGACAGATGCCCAGACCGCAGAGGCAGGTTCTGTTGCGGCTAAAAACACCGCAGTCGCATCGAGTGGCAATGCAGCAATCAGCGAAAGTAATGCAGCATCGAGCGCGGCAAATGCTTCGAACAAAGCTTCGGACACACAGAAGCTCGCAATCAATCCAGAGGATAGCCAGTACACCCTTAGCGATGGGTCTACAACCGGCTACTCTGCACTTCATTACAACGAAAAAGCAGCGGATAGCCTGGCTTCAACCACAACGCAAGCATCTAACGCAGCGGCATCTGCAGTCACAGCAGGACAGCACAAGGATGATGCTGAGAGCGCGAAAAC